AAATTGTTCCATTTTATTGAAGGTGGTAATAATGACATTAATCAGAACAAACGCGAAACAATGTTTGTTCAAATGTTAGAAGGTCTTCATGAAAGTGAAGCAGATGTTCTCGTTGCCGCAAAAGACAAAATTCTTCATCAAAAATATAAAGGATTATCTGAACCAGTTGTAAAGGAAGCATTTTCTTGGAATGACGAATTTATGCAACTAGATGGCCCTGATCCAAGACAAGGACGTTAATATAATTAAAATTTTTTAGAGTAGTTTTTAATGATTATTTTTAATAATATTGAAGTTAATGGTTCTTACAAAGCTCGACGTACTCTTGCCGAAAACGTAGTTGAATTTTGTATATGGGAACTTATGCCTCGTATGAAAACTCTTTGGGTGAATGTTAGACTTAAAAGTATGAGAGGAGAAGATGCTACTGGTTTCTGTTGGGAAGGCGATAGTAATCGTGAATTCAACTTAGAAATTAAACAATCTTTAAATGAAGAAGAGTTTATAGAAACTGTTTGTCATGAGATGGTGCATGTTTGGCAAGGTGCAACTAAAAGAATGACAGAAGAATCAAATAAACGATTATGGTTGTGCAAGGATGGTAAATATCGTAATTATACTAACTGCGATTATATGCGCCAACCTTGGGAAGTAGAAGCATATCGTATGCAAAGTGATCTTTTAAAAGAGTTTAAAGAAAGTTCTTATTATGATAAGTGAATTATTATTAACAGGATTTATGTTTATCACTCCTGTTAAAGCAGATGATGTAGAATTTGATTTTAATACATCTTCAGTAATATGTTTGGCAGACAATATGTATCATGAAGCAAGAGGTCAGGGTTCAGCTGGTTTACTTGCTGTATCTAGTGTTGTGTTAAATCGTGTTATAGATAGTCGTTTTCCTAATACTATTTGTGAGGTGGTCAAGCAAGGCCCAACTAGAGAAAGTTGGAAGAAAAATGGAAAATTTATACCTATTCGCCATAAGTGTCAATTCAGTTGGTACTGTGATGGTAAGAGTGATAAAATTAAAGATAGAAAAATTTATAACAGACTAATAGAGATTGCAAAAACTCTAGTATATGATGAGTTACCTTTTATAGATATAACAGACGGTGCTTTGTTTTATCATGCTGATTATGTAAACCCTGATTGGGTAAAAACTAAAACTAAGACTGTAGAGATACAGGATCATATTTTTTATAAATGGGAGAAGAAATGATAAATAGAGACAAAAGTCTTCATGAAAATGAGAGAGAACATATTCGTCAAATTTTAAAATCATTTGAGGAAAAACGTATAGCTGCGTTGCCTTATCCAACACCTATAAATCGAAAACAACGTAGAGCTAACATTGCACAGGAAAGAAAATGACATTCGATGAATACCAAGAATTTGCACGATCAACAGCAATCTATCCAACTGACTCTAAGGTAATATATCCTACACTTGGTTTGTGTGGAGAGGCTGGTGAAGTTGCTGAAAAAGTTAAGAAACATATGAGAGATGGTAAGACTCTCGTTGGTGTAGGATTAGAACTAGGTGATGTTCTCTGGTACATCTCAGCACTTGCTGATGACCTTGGTGTGACACTAGAAGAGGTTGCACAGGCAAATGTAGACAAACTAAAGTCTAGAATGGAACGTAATAAAATTAAAGGAGATGGCGACAATCGATGACCAGTGATATAATATCACTTACTGATTTGATAGAATCTAAACTTAAAAAAGAACAAGAGATAGAATACTACAAAGAAACTCTTATTAAATTGGAAAAGAAGATTGGTATGTTAGGTAAAGAAGTATCCATAACAAACTTAATAATTGACATGATTGAGCAAGAAAGGGTATTGACTTTAAGTGATAAAAGGAGTAGTATTATAAAACTAGAAGAGAAGGTAAAAAAATGAAACATACTGAAATATCGTTGATGAAAGATGATGAATTGTCTATTGATGGTCAGAGCCAACCAGCAGGAAATATAGAGATTCGTGAATATGAAGATGGTGAGTGGATGGGTGGCGGTTATGCTACCTTTGATAATCTCTTAGAGAACGTTAAAGAAGCGTTAGAAGATGGTGAATAGATATCTGTGTAGTGTTCTTGATGAAATGCGAGAATGTACTAAGACTTTAAACTTCTCTTATTTGTTGGGATTGATTGAAGAAGCACAAACTCTTGGAAGTCGAATGGAAACTAAGCTGTTTGAGATAAAAGATTTTGAGCGTCTCCATGAGGATATTGCAAAATTGAAAAAGCAGAAGAAGAAGCTGGAAGAGAAAATAGAAGAGTTGGAAGTATGAATATATTCTACCTAGACCGTGACCCTGTTATTGCCGCACAGATGAGTTGTGATAAACACGTTGTAAAGATGATACTTGAGTCTGCACAGATGCTCTCTACTGCCCATCGTGTCTGTGATGGGGATGAGTATGCAAATGAAGTAGGATTGTATAAGTTGGCTCACAAAAACCACCCTAGTACCATTTGGACACGTAGTAATCCTTTTCACTATCTCTGGTTGTATCATCATATGGTTGCTCTTATGAATGAGTACACGTATCGATATGATAAAACTCATGCTACAGAAAGACTTAAAACTGGTCTTGAACCTATTCCTAAACAGCTGTTAGAAAAATCTTTTACAGATTTCACTGACCCCCCACAATGTATGCCCGAAGAGTGTAAGAATGATGATACTGTTATATCATACAGAACTTACTATATAATAGAGAAGGCAAAGATTGCAACCTGGAATAAGAAACGATCAGCCCCTAAATGGTGGAAGGATAATTCTAATGGAGAGAGAACCTTATTGGGATTACATGGCAAGAAGATTGCGTGAAGAAAATAATAAAATGAGTCCTATTGAAAATGATATGGCCAGTTTAACAGAAGCACATTATAGTGTATTACGAAGATTGAAAGAAGTAATATCTAGAAATCATGAATTAGAGAAAAAGATTTCCACACTTGGTGGTGATCCAAAACAATTGGAGCTTAACTTTTAATGCCAACATACAAATTTTGTGATGAGAAAACAGGTAAAGAGTGGGATGAGTTTCTATCTTTTGCAGAGAGAGAAACATTTCTAGAAAAAAATAAACATATTAGACAAGTTCCTGTAATGTTTTCTTATACAGGAGATCATATTATGGGTGTTGGGCCTAAAACAGATGGTGGATTTGAAGATCGTATGTCACAAATTGCAGACGCTCATCCTGGCAGTCCTCTTGCATCTAGATATAAGAGTAATGAATCTCATGCTAAAATTAAAGCAAGAGCAGTAATAGAAAAACACAAAAAGAAAAAACCTTTGGTGTCGTAAATTAATGTATAAGAACACGGTACAGGCGAGAAAAACCAAACTTCAGCACCTTTGCACAGCATTGACGCAAGCTGGGAAGTCCCTCCGCCTATGTACCAGAGAGGGGGCAGAATTGCTCCCTCTCACCTAATTTTTTATGAAAGAATAAAATAATGACAAAGAAGAAAAGTAAAGAAATTAGTAACAACAATTTGGTTGCAATTAAACCAATCACTGACAGTCAAAAATCAGTTTTTGCATCTTGGAAGAAAGATAAAAATCAATTTCTTTTTGGGTGTGCTGGTACAGGTAAAACTTTTATATCACTATATCTAGCATTACAGTCGGTAATGGATTTAAAAAGTAACTATGATAAAGTTGTTATTGTTCGTTCATTAATTCCTACAAGAGAGATTGGATTTTTACCAGGCGATGAAGAAGATAAAGCTGCACTTTATCAAGTACCTTATCAAAACATGGTACAGTTTATGTTTGAGCAACCTAACGAACAATCATTTAATAATCTGTATGATCGACTCAAAGGACAGGGATCACTCTACTTTTTATCAACTTCTTTTCTAAGGGGATTAACATTTGATAATACTATTGTTATAGTAGATGAATGTCAGAATATGAGCTTCCATGAACTGGATACAATTATCACAAGAATTGGACAAGATTCTAAGATTATTTTCTGTGGTGATTTTGATCAAACTGATCTACAGAAAACAAATGAAATAAATGGATTACATAACTTCCTAAGAATTTTGCAAGAAATGGATGAATTTAATTGTACAGAGTTTACAATTGGTGACATAGTACGATCTGGGTTTATTAGAAGTTATTTGATAAATAAAATTAAACTTGGAATTGGTTTAGATTGATGAATATAACATTAGGTATAATGATTGCAGTGTGGTTTGTAGTTGTTTTTTCAAACACATTTTTCTAATATAGGAAAAAATTATGAAGGAGAAAAAGTATGATTGTAGATAAACTTAGAAAGCAGCTAGAAATTGATGAAGGGGTAAAGTATGAAGTATACAAAGACCATCTTGGTTATCCTACTTTTGGGATTGGCCATCTTATTTTGGATTCAGATGCCGAATATGGTTGGGATGACGGCAAAACAGTTAATGAAGGGCGGGTTATCGAAGCCTTCGAATCTGATCTCCAAGGAGTCCTGTCGGACTGCGAGCTCCTATACCCAGACTTTGAAACTTTGCCGGAAGAAGCTCAACAAATAATTGCGAACATGATGTTCAATATGGGGCGCCCTCGTTTGAGTAAGTTCAAAGGAATGAAACGTGGTGTAGATGCGAAAGATTGGAATGCAGCTGCTGATGAGATGGTTGATTCCAGTTGGTATAAACAGGTTACAAAAAGAGCTGATAGGCTCGTTGATAGAATGAGGAATATATAAATGAAAAGTAAAATAATAATATTGTCTGGATTGTTAGTTCTTGGTGCATGTGCGCCAACAATGAAAGTTCCGTCCACTGGTCAGGGATATGAATACATTGGATGCCATCAAGTTGGTAAAAATCCATTGGAAGATGGATCAGTTGCTATGGGGCCTTTTGGTTTAGACCCTGTTGTAACTTTAAATACTGTTTGGTTCAAACAGCTTAGTAGTGATGGTACTTTATCTAAAATTAAACGTATTCCATGCAAATCTATATTAGATGAACGTAAGTAAAGGTCTACAATGGAAATTACGATGACAAAATTTGATCATAATGATTCTTTTACATTGCCGGATATTAAAGCAACGAATAATGATGGTATTCGTTTATATGAAACACCAGAAGGTAATAAGTATCCATCTATAACAACTGTTCTATCAGTCCGTAACAAGAAAGGACTGTTTGAGTGGCGTAAGCGTGTTGGTAATGATGTTGCAAATCATATAGCAAGAACTGCATCTGCCCGTGGTACTAAGGTTCATCATATGTGTGAGGACTATCTTAATAACGTACATATTAACTGGCCAAAAAAGTGGAAAGAACATGAGAATAATTTTCTTCCATTTTGTTTGTTTAATCAACTCAAAGAAAAGGTACTTTGTAATATAAATAACATATATGCCCAAGAATGTGGTCTGTATAGTGATAAATATAAAGTTGCTGGTAGAGTTGATTGTATTGCAAATTACAAAGGTAAGTTGTCAATTATCGACTTTAAGACCTCAACAAGAGAGAGAAATGAAAAATATAATGAGAACTATTATATTCAAGGTTCAGCATATGCAGAAATGTTCGGAGAGAGGACAGGAATTATCATTGATCAAGTAGTTATTCTTGTTGTTACAGAAGACGGAACGGTTCAAGAATTTATAAAAGAGAAATATGAATATCTACCTCTTCTCACAGAGGCCATAAAGGAATGGAATGCCGCTGATAAAAATCGTCAACCCGATTGGCGGCGATAATTAGGAGAATAAAAAATGAAATATCTACGTACAGCTATCGTGCTGAGTTGGGTGTTTCTTATAGTGCTGGTGTCCACAGCAGCTTTAGCAGATAGCACTAATAAGTCATACTCAAAACCTACAGTGTGGAATCTTGGCACACCTATATTAATTGCTAATATTTGCAAAGATGAGGAGACAATTCTACGAATTGTCGCAGCAGATACAGTATCAGAAGAAGAAGTATTGGGTCAGCTACGTGATTTTCATCTATCGGGAATGTGCGTAAGGTTTCCAACGCCGCTATTGTTTATGGTTACTCACTCATTAATTCAATATGCAGATTTTAATGGAGTTGAATCTGTAGTACTTGGAGTTAGTGGTAAAGAAAATAATTTTCTAGGATGGGTTCTTGCCGGTGGTGTGTTTAGCAAAGAATTAAATAAACCTACTAAGGGAATTACTATTTGAATTTTAATTTTATAAATCGTGATAAACTATACAAAACTTTAGAGCCAAATGATAATTTAAAAATTACAAAAAATGAAATTGGTGACTTAAAGTATTATTCTATTGATGATTTTCTGAAAAATCCCTTAGACACAATATCAATTTTAAGAGAATGGCCAGCATTGGATGGTCATGTATATACTCCTGGCGCACGACAGAATTTTACTCCTATGGATTTAGTTCCTATATTAAAAAAATATCAATCCCTTTTTCCTCAATTAGGAGTAAACGTTGATGTGACTAAATCATTAAGCACTTCTTTGATATTATCAAAGAATATGCAAGTCTGGAAAAATTCATGGATGCCCCATGTTGACAATCTTAAAATAGTTTGTAATATATGGCTGTGTGACTATGTTGGAGGCACAGCATTTTACAGATACAAAGGGCATTATAATAATGATAATTTAATCTTACCAAAAAGTAAAGTTGGTGGAATAGTTATGAGCAAGCTTAAAAAAAGTATTATTGTTCCTTGGCAAAATTTTGAGGGAGATGAAGATTGGGAATTATATCATATTGCACCAAGCACATTTAACACCTTGATAATTTATGAGGGAAAAAATTTTCATGGAACATATGCTGAATTTGATGAAAGATATAGATATTCTATTCAAAGTTTTATTCCATTTGGGTCTTGACAAATGATTCCTCACATGGTATAAATAGAGTACAATTTGATGATACGAATTGAGAACTGAACTGGACTTGGGGGCAGTACCCAACGCCTCCACCAAAAGGAGACTAGTATGCCAAAAGTAATGATAGGGGATTCTGATGAAGACCCCCTTAGTACGAGAGGTTAGTAAGTGGATGTTTAAAGCATATATCGTTTGGAGTATATGTGCTGACATTACCCTACTAGCGGGTTTAATATACCTAGTCTTTTTTTGATGGGGGCGAAACAGGATCGACAGGCAGGGACGGATGAGTGGAGAATTGTCGGATGACTGCGTTATTGGTCAAATTAGTAAATGCAAACGATAATATTGCATATGGGGATTACGCACTAGCTGCGTAATCTTTCGGGGTTCGGTGGGTTCCTTGCAACAGAATACCCACCACTTTATTATAATGAGGATTGGTTATGTACGAGAGACAAGTTATTATCGCAGATGTTGAACTGCCAATAGAAGAATTACATTTAACATATTTGATGCATAAGCTTAGAAATGATTATGGATTTTTAGAATCCTCAAGAAACAATGTTCCCGTAAGTGGTTATCAAGAAATTATGCCACTGTATACATATCCATGCTATGAATATCTTCGCAGTATGAATTGGGAAAATTCTAATGTTTTTGAGTTTGGTTGTGGCTATAGCACCGTTTGGTGGGATAACATGAAGTGTAATATGTATGGTGTTGAAAAGAATAAAGAGTGGGCAGACAAAGTAAATCCTGACAATAAACACAAAATTTGTGTTGAGGAAGATCAGAGCTTGTACACAAAATCTATCTATAAGTACAAAATGAATTTTGATGTGATTATTATTGATGGTCATTTCCGTACCAAGTGCGTATTGCCCTCTTTAAAAAGTCTTGCAGATGGCGGCATGATTATACTAGATAATTGTGATAACAATCCACGGGCAAAAGAGCTCTTGGATAAATCAGATTTACTGCCAATTCACTTTCATGGCTTCAAGCCAATACATGTAGATACTGAAACCACTTCTTGCTACATTCATAAAAACTTTTCTAAGAAACCTAGAAATATTATACCAATGGGTGGAACTCTCCGTGTTGAGTAATAATATTGAAAAAAGGTGTTGACAAATAGATATTACTATGTTATACTTTGTTATAATACGAATTTAAGTGACGGCAACCTATTGCTATATCGACACTTAATGAGTTTGGTAGTTCTCTTTATAGGACTAAAAACTACCATTTTAAAGGTTGGAATACTTTCAGCCTATTTGCAATGTTAAGGAAAACATTTAAATGACTACTACCACTACCCAGACCGATAAGGTCGAAAAAGCACTTGTTAATGGTGCAGAACTAACCGCTAAACAGATTACATCACGTTATGGTGTTAAGAATGTTCGTGCTGTTATCAGTAAGCTACGCCTGTCAGGTCTTGCGATCTATTTGAACAAGCGTGTATCGTCTTTTGACGGTCAGACGTATATGAAGTATCGTATCGGTACACCTAAACGATCAGTTGTTGCTGCTGGCTATCAGGCACTACGTACAGCGTAATGTCTAACGGGTGATGCCGTAATACATCCGTGGGGAGTCACGGTTAACTCCCCAACTTGCGGGTGTAGTATAAAAAGTATTACAACAGTTTACCAAATTGTAGAAGAAGGGGCAGTACCTTCCACCCGCTCCAATTTTAATTGTTATGGAATATTATAATGCCACTGAATACCTCAAAAACCTTTTCACTCAAAATTGAAGAAATTGCTCTTGAGAAAGCGATAACTCATATGGATGCCGTGTTATGGTACTGTGAGGCAGAAGGTCTTGAACCTGATTCTTTAAGGCCTCTAATTTCAAAATCTCTCAAAGAGAAGATTGAAGCTAATGCGAGAGATTTGAATTATTTGCCAAAATGTGCTCAATTACCTCTATAAGGTACTTGACAAATTCGTTGAACTATAGTAATATAGTTTATGTTCAACTGTCGGGATTGACGGCAGCAACCCTAGCAATGGAGATTTCTAATGGAATTTACAGTGCATCTGGATGGTGACCCCGCCATCCGTGAAGAAGGTTTCTTCGCCTCTAAGGTGACGGAACTTGAAAATCAAATTAAGGTATTTGGTTTTCAAAACGCTGAGTTGGCGAAAGCCAATGAGGAGTTGAGGGAACGAGTTACTAAACTCGCCTCTCGCCAACCTAGTTGGCCTAAAGGATATCGTCCGAATAGTAATCGGCGATAGTTAATGTGTGCCGGTGTAGCTCAACGGTAGAGCAATTGCTTTGTAAGCAATAGGTTGTGAGTTCGATTCTTACCACCGGCACCATTTTTAGAAGAGTAGATAATGCAAGTAAATTTAATTTCAAATTCAGTACCAGATACAGGGTTGCAGTTTGGCAAGGGACTGAACAACTGCCAAGACTTGATAGCTTATTGCGCCCGTGTATCCAATCCTGATAATCAAAATAATAAAGATACCTCTGAAAAACTAATCAAGTATCTCATTAAGCATAAACACTGGTCGCCACTAGAGATGGTTAGTGCATGTTTAGAAATTGAAACAACAAGAGATATTGCCAGGCAGATACTACGTCATCGATCTTTCTCGTTTCAAGAGTTTAGTCAACGATATGCTGATCCTACAAAAGACTTAGATTTTGTTACTAGAGATGCTCGACTACAAGATGATAAAAATCGTCAAAACAGTGTTGAGTTAGATAGTGAGAGTGAGTTACATTTTCATTGGAAGATGAAACAGGAAGTTCTTATTAATACTGCAAAAGAAACATATGAATGGGCCATTAAGAATGGTATTGCAAAAGAACAGGCTCGTGTAGTGCTACCAGAAGGTAATACTGTATCACGTTTATATATGAATGGAACCCTTCGCAGTTGGGTTCACTATATAGAATTAAGATCAGCGAATGGCACACAACAAGAACATATGGAAGTGGCAAAGGAATGTGCAGTGCAGATTGCAAAGATTTTGCCATTAATTGGAGATATATTAAATGACTGAAATTCCTATTTTCCCAGCTGGTGTATTGAAGATATACCAAAATCCTAATCCACCAGAAGTCCCTTCTATGGATGAGTTTGAATTTAATCAACAAGCAGTTGCAAATCCCGATACAACACAGTTCAAGGATGCTCCAAACATTATTGACCATGAAGGTCTTTCTGATCTTAAAGATTGGTTCTATGAGTGTACTAAGGACTATCTGGACAATGTAATGACTCTAGATCATCGTGATTTTTGGATTCATGAGAGCTGGTTAAATAGTGCAGACCCAGGCAGTTCTCAGAGTATGCACAATCATGGTAACTCTATTATCAGTGGTGTGTATTATGTCAAGTCACTACCAGAACATCCACCTTTGGTATTTGAAAAGATGCCAACAAATAATGATCCATTTTTCTCATTGAGAAAACACTACAGTAAAGCAAATGCAAACTTTACTAACAAGATTGGTATGCCATGTACTGAGGGATCATTGATTATGTTTAACTCATATCTGTTTCATGGGTTTGGTCAAAACACCACTAATGAATCAAGGATCAGTCTTGCGTTTAACGTACTTGCAAACCTGTCAGAGCGTGACGCATATAAGCTTGACTTTGTGAAGAATGAACGGTGGTTGGATAATGCGTCTGTAAGTTACACGGTAAACACCGATGGTGCATCTGGTAAGATTGACCGTAGGATGAGCAAGTGAAAAAGGCTCTTGTTATAGGAAACGGTGAATCTAGGTCGTGGTTTATACCAAAGTGTTCAGACCATCCTACACAGACTCCTACGGTAAGGGATGATGAAGTTACTACATGGGGATGTAATGCAATATATCGTTATGGCCCTCATTGTGTACATAATCTAGTTGCAATGGACTATGCAATGCAGCAAGAAATATATGAATCTGGTTGGTGTGATGAAGATACCGAATATGGTAACACACATAATGCGTTTTTTGCAAACTGGAATGTAGTTCCTGCTGAGGTTGCTGACGGTATGTTAATGGGCTTTGACATACCAGAATCTTACATTCATCGCAACCTGATCAGAACAAATCAATGTGTCATAGGGGGAAAAGACCCAGCCTCATTATCAGAAAAGATAGAATCTACTATAAAACAATTTCCCAATTTAGACGCTAAAGATGTAAAAATCAAAATGGAAAAGGATGTTGGAATTTGGATTACATATGTAAATGAATTTAGAGATCAGGTTAGCTCAGTTGAAGGTCATGAGGGATGGGCAACTGGAAACACTGCTCTATCTTTAGCGTGTCAATCTGATGCAGAAGAGATATATATTTTAGGCTTTGATTTATCTTCATATGACAAGCCGCTAAATAATATGTATAAAGGTACAAAGAATTATTTACCAAAAGAAGCTAAGGGGTTTAACCCTATAAACTGGTTAAATCAAATTAAAGAAGTTTTCGAAATGTATCCTGACAAAATTTTTTATTGGACAGATAGTCAAATCAATATAGACCGTCTGTGTCGTTGGGATAGTAATATAAATATGATTACAAAAGAAGAACTTTGTGAAAAACTAAAAATTAAGTAAGGAGAAAATTATGCCAGTAAGACCAGAACTCTCACTGAAAAGTGGTAAGAATAAAGGACTTAAAAAGTCACAAGTAGAGGCCCACGGGCGAACTGCTGATACGTGGAAAATTGCGGGTAAGGGTGACTATTATAAATCTAAATCTTATGAAGATTTACTTGTGGCACAGAAACAATCTAATATGCCCAGAGAGGATAAATTTCCACATGGATACGATAAGGATGGATTCAAAGGGGGTACTCACATCAGTGGACTTCCATTGGAAAAATAAATAACAAAGGGGGTTGACAAAGCCCTCTTGTTATGTTACTATTATAAAATCAACATACGATAACATACGCAAACATAAGGAGACATAAGAATGTCATTTGCTGCACTAAAAAAACAAAATAGTCTTGATTCACTATTGGGCGCTGCTCAAGCAGAATCTGCACCACAGGAGAAGAAATCCTACGTCGATGATCGACTCTGGAAACCTGTTATGGATAAGTCTGGTAACGGATATGCTGTAATTCGTTTTCTGCCTGCATGTGAAGGTGAAGACCTTCCTTGGGCTAAGGTCTGGAACCATGCGTTCCAAGGACCAACTGGCCAGTGGTATATTGAGAACTCTCTAACCACTCTCGGCAACAATGATCCTGTGTCAGAGTATAATTCTTCTCTCTGGAACTCAGGTGTTGAATCTGACAAAGAGATTGCTCGTAAACAGAAACGTAAACTGCAATATTTTGCAAACATTTATGTTGTGAGTGATTCTGCTAATCCTTCGAATGAAGGTAAAATCTTCCTCTATCGTTTTGGTAAGAAGATTTTTGACAAGGTGATGGAATCAATGCAGCCTGCATTTGAGGACGAAACACCAATCAATCCGTTCGATTTTTGGGGCGGTGCGAACTTCAAGTTGAAGCTTCGTAAGGTAGATGGTTACTGGAACTATGATAAGTCAGAATTTGAAGCAGTGTCGCCACTGTCTGAAGATGATGATGTTCTAGAGGGCATCTATAAGAAACAGTATCCTCTAACAGAGTTTACTGCTTCATCCAACTTCAAATCCTACGAGGAGTTAAAGACTCGTATGGATATGGTTCTCTCTGGTACGGTTGCTGCAAACACTACAGTGCAGACGCTGATGGAAGATGAACCCACTGCTACTCTTACGGTTAATACGAAAGAGGCTCCCGCACCAACGGTGACGGCAACAGCAGATAATGGTGATGAAGATGACGCTATGTCATATTTTGAGAAGTTGGCTGAAGATGGGTAAGGTGAACATTTCCTAGTTGCAGTGGTAGACACGAACTAAAAGAGTCACTATATAGAAGCCCCTCACTGAGAAATCGGTGAGGGGTTTTGCTATTGACTAAAAATCAGCGGGGTTTCCCCCACCTCTTGAAAAGCCGACGAACTCTTGGGCGGTACGACTTTGAACAGACGGTGAGTGTGGCGTGCTATGATTGTTAGTGGTAGTAGTAATAGTCCTACTATTATTTGTCATAGGTGCATTTACGTTTGTCTGACCACTAGATTGATTCCCTCCACTTGCAGCAATATTTGACGCCCGCATAGATTGGCGTGCGCTGGCTGTACCAGCTCTAATAGAGTCGTTTGCTGGATCACCGTTTCCTATTTGAGTTTTATTCTGAACTTCAAGTTTTCTTCTTGCTTTCATCTTCAAAGAAGGTTTTACAGGCTTGCCATTGGGATAGGTTGCATTATTAATTTCTTCCTGAGTGAAGTAAGTTTTACCAGCTAACTTCACG